GAGCGATTTACTGAATGGAGGGAGAGCAGTTTTAACTTTCGGCAGGCGTTTATCTGTTGCAATTTGTTAATGAAGACGGAGGTGGCGACGGATAATAAGATATTGAGCAAGAAGGATCGGGAGCACTTGAAGTGGATGCAAGAGCGGGACAAGGACTATGGAACGCATTACAGCAAGGACGATGCGAACAAAGGCGTGGTGGTAAACAACATGATTGCGCCGATACACAATGTGATGCGGAGTGCGTTGGAGAGCATGGCACCAACCGCCCAACTACCTCACACCCCTCAAGCCATTACCCAAACCATCATAGACAATAATGATTGATGAGAACCAAGTTAAGCAACTGATCAATGCATGGCGGATACAGCCAGAGAAGTTTGTGCGTGAGGTTCTGGGGGTTGAGTTTATAGAACCATGGCAGTTGGACGCGCTTCGTCGTCTTAACACCAGTAAGCGTGTGAGCATAAGGAGTGGTCACTCTACTGGCAAGTCGACGTTATTGTGTTGGATTATTCTGTGGTGGTTGAGGGTATATATTGGGGTAAAGATACCATGCACGGCTGGTAGTGATAACCAGCTTAAGGACGTGTTGTGGTCGGATTTGAAGAGGTGGTGTGGTGCGGTACGGCCGGAGTGGCGGGAGATATGTCCGTATATTTGGACGTCTGAGAGATTGACGTTGGCTGGGATGGAGGACATTAACTTTGCGGTACCGCGGGTAGCGAAGAAGGAGAACCCGGACACGTTTCAGGGGTTCCATGCGAAACATCTATTGATGGTGGTGGATGAGGCGTCTGCGATTGCTGAGGGGATTTTTGAGGTCGCTGAGGGTGCGCTTGCGAGTCCGAATGCGAAGATGATTGTGACTGGCAACCCTACTAGGACTGGTGGGTATTTTTATCGGACGTTTACGGATGATAACCGGTGGGAGAGGATACATATATCGACTTTGGACATTAAGAGACCTGATACTGATCCAAAGAGCTATGCTGATGGTATTGCTGAGGCGTATGGGATTGACAGCAACGTGTATCGGGTACGGGTATTGGGCGAGTTCCCGTTGTTGGCGGATGATGGGATTATATCGTTGCATGATATTCGGACGGCGGTGAACAGACCGGTGGAGCCATATGGTGATGAAATATTTTGGGGTATTGACGTTGCGTTTGAGGGTAGGGATAAGACGGCTATTGCGAAGAGAAAAGGCAATCGATTATTGGAGCCAATAATCGCATGGGCGCAGTTGGATGCTGAGGAGACGGCGGATAGAATTGAGGATATATATTATAAAGACCTTGAGAAAGGGATGGCACCGGATAAAATCTTTGTTGATTCTATTGGTGCTGGTGCGGCGGTGGTGTCCAACCTTAGAAGGCGGAAACAACTACCGGTGGTTGGGGTTAATATTACCGAGGCGTCATCATCTAAAAAGGAGTACCATCGCTTGAGAGAGGAGCTATGGTTTAGGTGCAAGTACTGGTTTAAAGCGGCTGATGTTTGTATACCGGAGGACGATGAGTTGATGAAACAACTGGCGGCGGTTGGTTTTAAGCCAGATCAAAAGACTGGTGCTGCTAGGATATTTGACAAAAGCGCAAACCTTGGTTATTCACCAGATTATGCGGATTCGTTTATATTGACTTTCATGGGCAAGGATAGGAATATTAAATCCAATATTGCTCTAAGGATGAAAAAGATGTTTAAACCTACATCTGACAGAGCGGTCACTTGGGGGAGTCTATGAAAACCAAAGACGACGGCGTCCTTAGTGATCCAATAGAGTTATCAGCACTAACCGATGGTGTGACATCAACCGATGGTGGTGATACCACCGAGACGGCTAGCCCGTTTATTGTTAATGACACTGTTAGACAAATACACAGCTGGTTTAGAGCATCTAGACAGGCAAGGGCTAAATGGCGCAGCAACGCATCAAGCTGGTACAAATTCTACAATGGTGATCAGTACACAGAGGAAGACAAGCAGAAATACCAAAATTACAAACGTCCGATGCCGGTGTTCAATAGAATTGCGCCAATTGTCAGAACGGTTGTTGGGTTGGCGCATGAGGACAACACAATGGTTGTCTATAAGGCGGTTAACTATGAATCGCCATCACCACAACAGCAACAGCAACAGCAACAGCAACCACCAGAAACGCCCGTACAGCAACTTAACCAGTCGGAGCTGATCCAATCTGTCTGCAACTACTTTGACCGCCGTTGCGGGGCTACGGATGAGGATTTGGAGGCATTCCGCGACCTTATTATTTGTGGCGAAGGCTGGAGCGAGTCGTTTGTATCGATCAATTTTGAGGGCAAGGTTGATCCAAAGAGGGTACGGGTTAACCCATTTGAGATGTTTCCAGATCGTAGGGCTGAGCGCAAAAACTACAGTGACGCACGGTATGTTATTCGGGCGAGAAACTACCGTAAGGCGGACTTGATCGCGTTGTATCCGCATAAGCGCAAAGAGATTTTGTCGTCATTAAACAATATTGATTCATTTGGTGATAGTATTTCGGCATCTTACGATATAAGCAACTCTGATATGGCGGCTAGAGCTGGTTATTTTGAGCTAGATCGGATGGTTTATGATGGAACCGACCAAGTAACCGTTTTGGAGTGTCAGTGGTACGATTACGAGCATGTTTTGCATGTGACGTTGCCAGATAAGACGGTTAAGACAATGAGCGACCGTTCGTACAAGCTATTCCGCAAAGAACTGGCGAAACAGGGCGTCAAAGATATTGGTGATCCGCAGTCTATTCGGCAAAAGGTCTATAAGCGGGCGTTTATTATGGGCAATTTGGAGTTGTCGTCACGCACATCGCCGTTGCCGGACGAGTTTACCTACAAATGCATGACTGGTGAGCGTGATCAGTCTAATGGGTATTATTATGGCGTTATTCAGGACTTAATGGACCCGCAGAGATATGCGAATATCTACCTTGGGACGGTGTTGCATATTATTAACACCAACGCTAAGGGCGGGATAGCGGCTGAGCCGAACGCTTTTGATGATATTTCTCAAGCTGAGGACAGTTGGGCGGAGTCGGACTCGATCACATGGTTGGCAGAGGGTGGGGCATCCAAGATCATACCAAAGCCGACCACGCCGATGCCGGCATCGTTAACAGACATGTTGAGTTTTGCGGTGTCATCCATGCCGCAGATCAGTGGTGTTTCACTGGACATGCAGGGGCTTAACACGAACCCACAAGCAATGGTGTTGGAGCAAGAGCGGCGCAAGGTTGGTAAGAAACTGCTTGCGCCATTCTTCTCATCGTTGACGCGGTACAGGCACGACTGTGGTGTCGCGTTCTGGAAGCTGATTAAGTCGTATGTTGACCCGGCTCGGCTTATTCTTATTGGTGACTTAGAGGCGCAGCAGGTGACAGACTTGTCGATCCTTGATGAGGACTTTGAGGTCAATGTTGAGGTGACGGAGGGCTACGACAACAACAAGAATGTTGAGTCTATGTGGGATTCGTTGAGCAAAATCTTGCCCGGCATGATGCAATCTGGCATTCCGATCCCGCCGAGCATTGTTCAGCTGATCCCTGCGCCAGACAAGCTTCGCAAGGAGTGGGCAGAGCTTATTGCGAAGTCATCCGAGCCAAAACCGCCAACACCTGTTGAGCAATCATTGGCTAAAGAATCTGAGGCCAGTGCAAAAGAGTCAGATTCCAAAACTCAGCTTAATATCGCTAAGGCGAGCTTAACGATGGCCGAGACAGCTCTTAAGGAAAAAGAGATATTAATGCCTTTAACCCCAACCCAGCCATAGAAGTGGATATTTGAAACAATGAGCAATATGATTAAGGCTTTGTCAGAGCAATCGATTAGCGTTCTAGACCAGTTGCGGCCAGAGCCAGAGACGCCGGACATTGTTGAAGAGTCTTTTGATGATGAGCTAGCCGATGGTGAGCAGACACAGGATATTCCAGAGGAGCAAACACCAGAGCCAGCGGCCACACCTGAGGTCACAAGCCGACCAACTGAAGATGATGGAGCTGGACTCAAGAGAGCACTACATGAGGAGCGTCAAAACAAAAAAGCGGCGCAAGCTGAGGCAGAGAAAAGCAAGGCTGAGGCTGCTAAGGTTAAAGAACTTGTTGGCCGTTTACAGCGACAATTAGAAGAGCAGTTGGCTAAGGCTAATCCGCAGCCTGTTATTGATGAGCAAGAAGACCCGATTGGTTATACGGTCAGCAAGACCAAGCAACTTGAGGAGCAGCTACAGAAACTTAGTAGCCGTCTATCCGTTGAGGATGAGCAACGGCAGAAACAGGTTGAGTTTAATAACCGCATGGAGCAGTACAAGCTGGACGCAGCTGAGTACGCGCAGATTGTGCCAGATTATGATGACGCCGTTAATTTTGCTGAGGCATTTATGCAGCGCGATATTTACGCCACAGAGAAGGCAGCCGGCCGCGAGCTAAAACCCCACATGGTTAGCCAGCTAGCACTAGGCAGAGCACTCGCTATGGCGGATATAGCCTATCAACAGGGGTTGTCTGTACCGGAGTACTTTTACAATTACGCAAAAAACCTTGGGTATGAACCAAATAGTGCCAAACCAGCGGCTGATAAACCAGTGGAGCCTAAAGTTGAGGCTTCACGCATTGAAAAGTTTCGTAAGGCGACCGAGATTGCGAGTAGTCTAAGTGAGGGGGCACCCAGTGAAGATATAGTGGATCGCGCACCGCTAGAGTTTTCTCTTAAGGGGCATCAGCTTCACAAAGATCACCCAATGTTCAAAGATATGGCCGCGCTAAAGGCACAATTGGAAGGATAACAGTTGTTATTGCGTATCCAGTATGGATATGTTATTTGTCATAAAGATGGGGCTATTAAGTAATGCTTAGCGCATGCTTGGTTGCCCTATCACAGTGCCGCCGACTGTTAAAGGGTGCCCGACTGCCACCGAGTCTGACAAGAAAGGGTGCTCGACTGACGCCGAGTCTGTAAGGGAAGGGCGAGAGACGGATAGCCACACTGAGTGGTTATACATCGAACGCAATCAACCTTTTACAACCAACAAGGACTCGTTATGGCAAGATCAAATTATTCGTCTACAGCTCCTGAGACTGTAAAATTATGGAGTAAATATCTTTTTACTGAATCTTTGCGCCGCACGGTGTTTTCAAGGTTTATGGTATCTGACCAAAAACAAAATGGTTTGATCCAGCTGCTAACCGACACTGTAAAAGAGAGTGGCGACCGTGTGCGTGTAACACTGCGCGGCCAGCTGGTTGGTAAGGGCGTTGTCGGCGACACAGCGGCTCTGCGTGGGTCAGAGGAATCTTTGACCACGTTTACCGATGATATTAGCCTAGACCTCCTTGGTTACGCCACAGACACTGGGTCGCCGATCAGTCGTCAGCGCACTGCATTTGATATTGATGCTGAGGTTAACTACGCATTGGCTGACTGGGCTAAAAACAAGTTGGATACCGTGTTCTTTAACCATTTGTGTGGCTTTACGGCGAACACTGAGGTTGCTGACATTGGTGCTAATGCAATTCTGGCTCCTGACGCCAACCATATCGTTCGTACTGGCGCAGCCAACACGACTGACCAAGCAGTTGGTGCTGATACCACGGCTGGCCTAACCTTGGCACCACTGCACACGTTGTTGGCACGGGCTAAAACGCTAAGCCCTAACCCTATTAAGCCTGCTTACATTCCAGAATTGGGTGGGTCTTATTATGTAATGTTCTTGCACCCAGATCAGGTGACTGATTTGATGCGCGAGAAATCGGCCAATAGTGTTGCGTACAGTGACTTGCAGTTGTCAGCAATGTCTGGTGGGAAAATTAAGGATAACCCTTTCTTCACCGATGTTATCGGCACCTTCCGCAATATCTTGTTGGTTGAGGCTCCTTATGTCACACGTGGTGTTCACAGCACGACTGGTTTGGCTGTTGCTAATACCCGCCGCGCTGTGTTTGCTGGTGCCCAAGCTATGGGTATCGCAATCGCTGGTGACTACAAAAATGGGGACAATCTGTTTAAGAGCATTAACCAGAGTGACGACTACGGTCGCCTGCAGGGCAAAGGATTGGAGACGATTTACGGCATGAAGAAAATGCGTTTCAACGGCCTAGATTTTGCGACCATTGTTTTAACAACTTACGTTTCAGTATAGGGGTAATTAGATATGGCATTAGGACGTGATCTAGGATTAGGTGTTGTACAAACGGTCAGCACCTTCGTTAACTTCAATGATACCAACGTGGGTTCCACCAACGGTATTCAGTTTGCAACCCTGCCAGAAGGTGCGGTTATTCTGAATGCATTCGCTAAGGTTATCACTGCATTTAATGCGGCGACTACCAACGTGTTGACGGTAGGAACAAACCTTGGTGTTGCTGACAACCTGTTAAACGCTGCGGCCATTACGGAAGCGACGCCCGGTGATTATGTGAATAACACCCCCGGCGTGGCCATCCCTACTGCCGATTTGCCAGTTTACGTGAAGTACACGCAAACCGGTACAGCGGCAACAACTGGTCGGGCTTTGATTAACGTTAACTTTATTGTGCCTCGTTAATCATGGCAAACTATGATGATCTCAAAGCTAGGATTGCGAACGAAATTGCTCGTTCTGATTTGAGCAATGAGATCATCCAAAACATTGCTTCGGCAGTTTTGTATTATAGCGGGGAGAAGTTTTCCCCGCTATTCAACAACCCGCTTACCCCTGTTACATTCAACACGGTGGCTGGCACGCAGTACTACTCGATCGCTGCCATCGGTGGTGGCAGTAGTGGTTTGATCGACCATGAGATATTTTTAACGTTACAAGATGGCACGGCTTATCACCGGTTAGATAAAATACCCCCTATTGAGCTTGAAAACCTAAGGCAGAGCTTCACGGTCAACCGGAGTCGCCCAGATTTGTACGCGGTGTATGGTGAGGCTTTTGGGTTACATCCTATTCCAGATAGGGTTTATACGATCACGGTTGGGTTTTATAAAAATCTAACGCCATTATCGGCTGGAACAGATAGCAACTTTTGGACGAACCAAGGTGAGGAGCTGATCCGCTCTAGGGCTAAAAAGACTTTATACCAGCATGTGATCCTTGATATGGAGCAGGCGGCCAGTATGGATGCGGCTGAGCGTGAGGCGTATAATAATCTAAAGGTTTCAACAACCAGACAAATATCATCAGGTCGCATTTCGCCGAGGTTCTAATGGCTGTTTTAGGTTTCGGAGAGTGGCTACCTGATTTACCACCGCTTGAGAATACTGGTGCGATCTATGTGAACAATGTTGTGCCAACAGCTGGTGGCAACTACGCGCCGTGGTATGCGTTCACGCCTATCAACGCTTATGCGACCACTGAGCGTTGTCAGGGCGCAATCACAGCTAGGGCTAATAATGGAACGGTCTCAACCATCGCAGGTGGTCGGACAAAACTATCCTTAGCCACAACTGGCGCATTTAGTGATGTGAGCCGATTGGTTGGTGGTGCTTATACAGGACAGGAAACAGACTATTGGAAGTTTGCAAAATTTGGCGATGTGGTTTTTGGCACAAACTTTGCTGATAAGCCCCAACAGTTTACATTGTCGTCATCGACCAACTTCACGGACTCAGCGACTTTTCCTAGGGCAAAATTTATCACGGCATCGAAGGATTTTGTGTTCCTTGGCAATATTAACGATTCGTTCGATGGCTTAAGGCCAGAGCGGGTAGCATGGAGCCAGATACGCGCAGCGACATACACGCCCGGCGTGGGGCTTAGCGACAACAACGACCTGTTAGGTGATGGCGGTGTTGTCATGGGGTTGCACCACGGTTCGTACTTAACAGTCCTACAGGAAAAGGCCGTATGGCGGGCTGACTTTACCGGTGATGTTGCAATACCCTTTGCTTTTCAAAAGTTTGAATCGACACAAGGGTCGTCCTACCCTAATGGATCAGCGCAATACGCAGACGTGGTTTATTTTATCTCACAAGATGGGTTTTGCAGGTCAAACGGACAAACCGTCGAGACAATAGGTTCCGGTAAGGTTAACAAATACTTTAATGACAATATCAACCGTTCTTATCCTGAGCGGGTGTACGCCGCTATCGATGTGCTTAACCGTTTGGTGGTTTGGGTTTACCCAAGCCTGTTATCGTCTGGCACGCCGGACAAGGCGATCATCTACTACATGAATGAGAATAGATTTTCTCAGGGGGATGTTGCTGTTGATGCCATTTTTTCAACACTGACACGTGATACCAGTATTGACGATATTCCTCTACCATTGGACACACTTGGCGCGGTAAGCCTTGATTCGGCCATCTATGCGGGCGGGGCGTATCGACTTGGCGGGTTCAATAGCTCTAACCTTTTGTGCTACCGTGGGTCATCACCATTAGCAGCAACCATTATCGGTGCTGAGGTGCAGATCACACCCAACAGACGAACGACACTTAAGGGGCTTAAGGTCAGCTGTGATGTGATGCCACAATCATCTATGACGGTTAGTATCGGCACAAGGGACAACCAAGGTGCCACGTCTGTGTTCACAACAATGGTCACACCGTCTGCGCGCAACCATTTTCCGTTTCGTGCGGACGGTAGATACCATCGGGCAAGGGTTGATGTTGCGGCCAACGCAACTTGGACAAAACTACAAGGGCTTATTGATTTAGAATACAGACCATCGGGGTTGAGATGACGAAAACGCTTACGGTAACACAACCAGCTCCTGAGGTTGCACAAGATGGTGACGGCGTCACGTCGCTAAAGCTATGGTCAACCAAGGCTATAAAGACGATTAACGCGGTTCTTAGGGGGAAGACAAACAACCGTGGTGAGTTCACTTTGACGCCTCACGAAAGCAGCACAACGATAAACGATCCAAGAGTATCTATTGAGTCGCATATTTATATAGCCCCACTAACGGCTAACGCTGCGGCCGATATTAGCAGCACATATATTCAAGAGGGCAACAAATTCCAAGGGAGTTTTATTGTTACACATCAGCACAAAACAACAACCGACAGAAAGTTTGATTATGTCGTCATTGGATAGCGCACCATTCGGGATGGTTCCGCCAGAACACTTAGAGGCCAGCTGGGGCAGAATCGCGCCATTTATCCAGCGAGCCATCTTAGAGTCTGCGGTTCAGAGCGATACAACGGACGATATACTGCGGCAGTCCTTAGATGGGGAGTCACAGGTTTGGGTTTATGGTAGCCCTGACAATATTAAACTGGTGGTCACAACAAAGATAAAGTCGTTCGATAATTATGGGATGGTTTGTTTGTTGGAGTACACAGCTGGTGAAGATTTGGCGATCTGTCAGCACGTGTTTTCCAAATTAAAACAATGGTCAGAGGACGTTGGATGCCGTAAGATCATTATGTATGGCAGGGATGGCTGGAGAAGAGTATTAGCGTCACTTGGTGTTAAACCCGTTGGAACAATTTACGAGGGCTAGATTATGGGTAAAGGTGGCGGCGGCGGACAAACGCAAACTCAAGAATCTGGACCATACGAACCAGCGAGACCGTACATCAATGACACGTTTGCTCAGGCGCGTGATCTGTACAATTCTTACTTTCAGAACGACCCAGTGATTGCTGGGATGGGCGGTGGGTATAATGCATTCATGCCGCAGGTATCTAGTAACCCATATATGGATGCGCAAAACCGCATTACGGAGATAAACAATCAGATTAGGGCAAGTGGGAGAGCACCCAACCAACAGCAGCTTAATGAGATTTTTGCACTGCAGGGGCAGCAGAAAAGTGCTGCTGACCCTAGGAATTATTCAGACTCTAGCGGGAAGCGGGTATTCATCGGAGCGAGCGATCCATATAGCCCTTTCGCAATGTCTCGTTACGCCTATGGCCGTCAGCAATCAGCACAGCCATCTGTTAGTAGCTCAAGCCGCCTGCCAGCCCTAGTCCAGCAGGGGTATGACCAGCTTATCGCGAACAACAACGCTGGTATCTCGCCAGACATTTTGGCGGCTGTTGCCAACATGCGCGAGAACGCTCTTAACAACCCGTTAACCGCTGCTGCGCGTGATCAGCTGCAAAGGACGGTATCTGGTGAATATCTGAACGCTGATAACCCTTATTTCCAAGAGGTATCCGACCGCATTCGTCAGAACACCTTGCCGCAGATCGATGCTCGTTATGCCGCACAGGGTGTAGGCGGTGGCAGCGCGTATCAAGCGCGGTCAGCGGCCGATGCAGTTGGTGGTCAGATTTCCCAACTGGCGTATAAGAATTACCAAGACGAACGCGCGCGCATGATGCAAGCACTTGGTCAGGTTCCGCAGTTTAATCAGGCGCAAAGCGGACTAAACCAAGACCTCATCCGTGGCGGCAGCCTTGTTACTGACTTACAGAACAAACTTGCTCAAGACAGGGTGGCTCTTGGCACATTCCCGCAGGACTACAGGGCAAAGGCCTTACAGCAGTATCAGAACTACCTACGTGGGTTTAACAGTAGCACATCAACATCCAGCAGCGGTGGTGGCGGTAGCAACATGTTTGGCAATATCCTTGGCACCGCGTTAACGGTTTCTAGCTTGTTCGGCAACCCAGCTAGCGGTTTTTTAAATCCATCTGTATCAGGAATGGGCACGGTAGCTGGGGGCGCAGGCCAAGTGGCAACAGGATCATCTGGTGGCCAGTTATTCCAGACGTTAAACTATTAAGGGGCGAGCGATGGGTATTCTTGAAAGGCTTTTTGGGTATCAGGGCGATCCAGCTGCGGCGAATCTAACGCCAGAGCAACAGGCTAACCTTAGTAGCGACAACATACGCAACCTTGGGTTGTCGTTCCTTAAGTCGTCCAACACCCAGCAGGGGCGTGCGCCCGGCATTGGTGATGTTCTGGGCGGCGCGTTGCCAGCATACTTTGGTGCTAAGGATCAAGGGCTGGTGAACTTTATCCAGAAACAGCAGATGCTTGGTGAGATCAATCAAAAGCAGAAACTGCAGCAGATGCAGCAAGAGCTGGTCGGCTCTGAGCAGCTTGCGAATGATCCTGTCGGCCAATTACTAGCTGTTACCAATCCGGGCGTTCTAGGGCAATATCTTGGCGCACAAAGGAAGAATACCGAGCCACAAACGATACGGGTTGGTGATACGATTGTGTCGGTTGATCCAGTGACCAATGAGGTTAAGCCCTTGTACACCGCGCCTATCGCGCCAGCTGAGCAAGCTAGGTTGGCCATTCAACAAAAGCAATTGGCGTTAGCTGAGAAGAGATTGGCGAGTGAGGGGGTAGGAACGCCCAATGAATTGTCACCGCAGGCCAAGATAGCCCAGCCGCTTATCAATAGGGCTAATATGAAGCAGATTGATGACATAGGGAAAGCGGCTAACAGGCTGCAGGGCTTTAGTGACGCAGCACAAAACATTGTTAGGTTGTCTAGTGATCCAAACTTTAGTGCTGGCCCAGCAGCGGTTGGCTTGGCGAAAACGAACGCTATTATCTCTCAAGCTCTGGGTTTTGATGTCAAGGTTGGTGATCCAGCCACAGTCGCCGCCCTTAAGAATGAGGAGCAGACTATTAAAAACTATTTCGCTGAGCTATATGGAGGTCGCGGATTTACCGACGCTGAAGGGAAACTGGTTGGCGAATCAATCGGTGGGGCGGGGCAAACAGTTGACGGTAACATCGCCTACGCCAACGCAATGATTAGTGCGAATAATAGAGCGCAAGCTCTTAGGGAAGCAGCATCAACTTACCTTGATGGAGATAAGCTTAACTATTTTGGTAAAGAATTTACAGGGCTTGCTAAAACCATTAGGGAGCAATACCCACTGGTCGTTGGTATTCCAACGGTAAAATCTATTGGGGAAATTTCTAAGTACCCAGTCGGGATTACGGTTAAGTTCAATGGCAGGAATATCACGAATAATGGTCAATTCTCAGCAGAGGGCGTCACTGGCAGGGAGATACAATAATGCCTAAATTCGAGTTGACGCTGCCGGACGGGTCGGTTGTTATTTCTAGTGGTGCAGACATTGGTGAGGCATACGCTAACCATGTGTATAGCCAGCAACAGGCTCAAGCACCTCAAATAGAGGCAGGCGGAGCATCACAAGAGCCGGTTCAGTCATCTATACCAAGAAGGATCGCGCGCGCGGTTGTTGCGAATAACCCCTTATCATTAGGAGCGCGGCTGGGAGAGTTTGGGTATGAATTGGCTACCACCCCCGCAAGAATGTTATCAAAATATCTTGGCACGGAAGCACCGCCGACTCTCGATCAAGGGTTGCAAGATGTTTTTGGCGTACGTGCACCGTCGGTTTATGAGGATCAAGGGTTAACCGCAGCTTTTGGGCAAGAATCCAAGGCTACAACACCAGCAGGCCGTATCGTCGATGCTGGGATAGGCGCGTTATCCGCCGGTGCGGCACCGTACCGAGTATTATCCCCAGTGGTGGCTAGATTCGCCCCTAAGACGGCGCAAGCAGCAATTGGCCAAGCGGCGGGTGGTGCGGTGGGGCAAGGTGTAGCTGAATCAACGGATAATCCTCTTGCGGCTCTAGCTGGCGGGATAGTTGGCCAGAAAGCTGGGCAAGGCGCGGCAAGGTTAGGTGCCTCAGCGGCTAGTCGTTCATTCCCAAGTATAGCAACTAAACCAGTTCTTGCGCGTGCTGCTGCAAGTGATCTGGCGAATAACCTTAATGACCCGCAGATTCAAAAGGTTTTGAGCCTTAACACATCGCCAGAGCCGAATCCAGCCCTGCTTACCTTGGCGCAACAGTCCAATGACCCTGTCATCAATAACATCGCCAGCAGGATGGCCACCTCAAAAGAATCTGGTATTCCTATGGCTGAACGTCAGCAGTTTCAGCAGGAATACCTTAAGCAACAAGAGCAAGGCTTGGTAGGTAGTAAACCAACCATGGAGGGCAGCCAAATTGGTGTTGAGCTACGGAAGACGCTTAACGATAAGGTCGCGCAATTGGGCGAAGAGAGGGCTGCGGTTGTTAACGAGGCCTATGGGTATGGCAACCTTAATCTGGACGACTTTGGGCGTAAATTCCTTGATCAGCAGATCGCCAAAGTGACCAGAGAGATCGGAGCCAATGATGCCAAGCAGTTGAATGGGTTGTCCAACATCATTGTCGCCCCATTCGATAAAAACACATCTCTTGGTCAGTTCATCAATAAGCTGCCAGACTTAAACGCTAGGAAGGCTGCCTTTTACGAAGCTGGAGAGAATATCAAGGCTGGCGCGATAGATGAGTACATCAAGGCGGTAACATCAAACCTAGACGCGCCACAGAGACAACTGCTAGATCAGGCGAACAGGCTTGGTCAGGACGCCAATATCATCAAAGGCATGATGCCGCTTAAGATGGGCGACATTGAATCACAGGCCTTGCCGCGCAGTGAGGGCGCAGGGAGACTATACAGTAAGGCTGATACTTCAGTTGGTGAGAGCCTTTTTAACAGCGATATACCCGCCATCGACCAATTTACGCAACTGCAGCAGTCCCTTGGCAAGGAGCAAGCGTCTAAGTTTGCGAAGGATCGCATCGCACTGGAGCTGAACAAGGCGACCTCTGCCAAAGAAATGCAGGCCGCTATCAGCAAGTTTGAGCCGCTCTATAGGCTCGATCCATCGGTTAAAAGCTACACAGAGACGTATCAGAAAGGGCTTAACGATCTCAGCTCTCTGGCAGATAAGGTTGACCCTGAGCGTGCTGCTATCAAGCTTAAAATGACCGATCCGTCTACGCCAGCACAGGAACATGTCGCTGGCTATCTAGCTGGCGGCTATCTTGGTACGTTAACATCTAGGATATTGTCAGCACGTGGCCCAGACTTCCAGAATCGTGTTAATGCGGCGATTACCAACGCGCTTAGTGGCGACAATCCTCAATTAACGGATCAGATATTTAAACTGGCAGCCAAATACAACACTAAGGGCTTAAAGGGTATAGCTGGTAGAACATTGGATGCGTTGACAAACGACTTGGGTAAGATCGCGGCTAGGGCACTGGCAACTAGCGGGATGAATGCCAATAATGAAAAACCATTGAGTGAAGAAGTCCAATAAGGTAGTATGCCAAAACATAAGGGGCGACCATGACTGACATCAAAAACTTCTCAGCCACAGCGGCAAGCAACAGTCTCCCCCCCCCAGATGGTTTCCCTGAGGGGCAAGCCGCATCGACCTACAACAACTCAGCTAGAGAGCTTATGGCGGCTATTCGTAGGCAGCATGAGAAGGCAGAGTGGATCGACCTTGGTGATGTTCCAACCTACATTAGTGGAACCTCATTTAGTGTGCCAAACAACAGAACTGCTGTTTATCAGGTCGGTAGACGTATCCGCATTGTTGACGGCGTGCCAGCAACCTTCTACGGCACGATTACAGCCTCTGTTTTTGGCTCTGTAACAACCGTAACAGTAGCGTTGGATAGTGGTGCTATTGCCGCGTCTGTTGCTGCGGTTGCAGTTGGGCTGGTTAGTGTGACTAACTCTTCAGTAAGTTCTTCAAACATATCAGGGACGATTCCCACCGCCAAGATCGCAGACGGTGGCATCACCCCCGCGAAACTGGCAAATTCGGGCTTAGAGTTGGGGGCGTTCCGTAATAAAATCATCAACGG